AGTATATCCTGATTGTTTGACAAGAATATTTCGCTCAGATCAAATTCATCATTTTGAAATTCATCGAACTGCAAGCGGTCAGCAAGGCTATCGACTGCTTTCGCACACCAACCGACAGTTTCCTTTAGCCCCTTGAATTTTTCGGGAGCAAGGCTTGAAAAGTCCTGTGCGTTATTTTTCATCTCGTAGTACTTATATCTCAATAGCACTCGTGTTTGTTTATCGGCAAGTCTGCGTCGCAGATAGTCAATTCCGTATATTTCGTTTGTCATATTTTTGCTCCTGTTTAAAATTCTGCGAGATATTTACACAATGAAGGCGTGAACGTGAAATTGCCCCTCAAAGGGGGTGGTATGCCCCCATATACTCAAAAAAATTGGAAATTTCGTGGAAATTCGTGTTTAAATCGACTTCCAATCAAAAGTTTGCGGTAAAACACGGTTGGATACGGCTTCTACCTTTTGGTCAAACACCTGTTTTTCCACCAATTTGTCAGATTTCTGACGATTGCAACACCAATGAGCAAGCTGTAGGTTTTCAAGGGCTGAGGGGTGACCGCCTTTGGCAATGGGTATGATATGATCTATGCAAGCCGACAGTGGGTGCGGATATTTCAGTGAAAAATCAACAGGTTTCCCACAGATGCCGCAAACTGTTTGGGTAGCGTAGATTTTCTTCTTGTTGATACGGAACTGCTGTTGATGTGAACCGCTTCGGTCTGGTCTTGGTATAGGCATAAGGTCACCTTCTCAACGCAAAAGCGACCGCAAAATGCAGCCGCTATGTTATTTCTTTCCAAGCTTTATGAGCTTGTCGTTTGCTGTTGTCTTACCTCGCAATACGAGTCCATCTTTACCGATCGTGCCGTGATGAGTCTTCGTTCTTTGATAAATATCATTTTTATCTGCTGATTGCATTCTGCCGCCATGAACTTTTTGAACAGTGGTTGCTCTTGAGTATTCAAACGAGATAGAACCGTCACCCTGCTTTTTAAAAACAGGTTTTGAATATCCATTCTTTTTAGCAACATTTTCGAAACGTTTCATAACTGTTCGTTGCTCTGACGTTGTACCACTAGCAACACCTATTCCGCTCGAACTTCCTCTACCACCCATTTATCCTGGCTCCTTTCCATTTATCCTGAAACGCTTTTATGTGTACAATATTCCCCTTGCATTCGTCTGGAACATTGCCGTAAAACAATATAGTTTCCGGTCTAAGTTTTTCGCACATAACCTCATAACCTGATATGAATGCGGCTTTTGCAGCATTGTCATTCTGTGTTCCTATAGATGATACTGCCACCGTGCCACCCTTAGGTTCTCCGTCAAAACACCATTTGAATGACTTTTCGTCGCTCCAACATATAGTTGGAATAACTTCAATTCCGTTATCTTCCCAAAACGCACCGAGCCAATGCTTGCGGTAATGATTGTATATCTGCATTGCTGTCGGAAAATCAGCATATAGTGAAAAATCAGGAGTAAGGACACATCTGAAACCTTTGAGAATATCAAGATAGGCGGTCGGATTGTTCCAAAGCCTGAGAAATTGATAATCATCAAGAAAGAAATGTACTCCCTTATTCTGCCTGTTCTTTGTCGTCTTTGCATAATTAAAGCCAATAAGTTCAGGAAAATCTGTAATCTTTGAGCCTGTCAGCTGAGGTATATCATATTTACCTGCACCAGCATAAAAGCCGTGCTGTAAATTTTCATAGCGTTGTTTATTATTCAATTCAGCACCGCCTTTTTTTGTTTTCCAACGCAAAAGACACCCCATAGGAGTGCCTCTTGTGAAAATATTTTAAGGAGTTTTGTAAATGGTGGAGCAGATGTTGAGCTGGCACGCTCTCGACCTGCATAGCCCCTTACGGGGCTTAGAAAATTGGAGGTGACTTCAATGAAAGTACAAGTCTGAGGTACATCTACACTTTCCTCAGTTTAAATTATAACACAGCAAAAACCGACAAAACCGACAAATCAAGATTTTTTTGAAATATATCTTTTTATCTTCTTTTCAACTGCGTCCTCTGTGATTCTCCCACCACTAACCTGCATAGCTATCTGCAAGTACGTCTTACCCTTGATGAATTTCAGTACAAACATTCGCCGTGTCTGACAGTCCTCTATCCCCTTGATAAATTCCTCCACAGCCCTCTGCTCACGCTCTAGCCGTGCCTGTTCGCACAGCAGTGAAAGTGTATCGCCACTTGGCAGAAAGCCGTCTATGCGTGTGCTGTGCGGCGTGTAGGACGGTGGAGTGCATACGCTGATACTGTCGGCAACGTACTTGCCCGAAAGCTCCGCCTTGATGTCCTCAATGGCTGAGGCGTTCCTGCGGTAGGCTTTCAGGCGTGACATGGTCATTGGGTCGTTTCTTTCCATAGGCTATCCCTCCTCGATATCCAACAAACTAAGCTGGTTATTTTTCATATCAAATACTCTGTCACGCCATTCAACGCCGATATAGTCAAGAACTCTTCCCCAGCCGTACTTTGTGCCGTCAGCATCTTCACAACACTTGTTCATCCAGAAATCCCACTCTTTTTCATTTCTTTCACGAAGCCTGTCAAATCGGTGAGGGCGCTGTTCCATATGTATGCCGAAGCCGCACATTGAACAGCCTGTACGCTGAGCTTTTGTTGTGCAAAGCTTTCCGTCAAAGTCACGTTTTATCTCGCCATAGATTGTAGGCACAGGCACATTCAGGTCAAGTGCAAGTTGTAACAAGTCCTGCTTTGTAAATATGGCAAATGGTGCTGAACGTATCGTGCTTTTGCCAAAGTAATTGCAGCCGTTAAGCATTAGCGATTTTTCACGTCTGCCGCCCTCACTTGCCATAAGTCCTAAGAACGGCACGCTCTTGTGTTGCTTTGCCCAATCATCACACGGCTTTTCTTTCATCCAGAAGCAGCATTGTGATGATACCTTAAACGGCGGTATCTTGTAGTCAACGCCTTCGTTTTCATTTTCGTAACCGCCAAACAGTTCAAGCCAGCGCTGAGAAAGCTGCATTCTTGTGTGCTTGCGAAAACCGCCATACTCTCCCGTTTCACCCGTTATGATAGCGTGACGAACTGTCTTGTTCTTGTCCGTAGGGTGTGCAAGCAGTTCTATTTTTGCGGCTGTTTCTTTTGATAGTACAGGAAAACCATATTCCCGTATGATATCTATTTTTGACTTGTATGGGCTTAACTTTATCACACCAAGTTGCTCGTGTATCTGCTGAATAGATTTGTCTTCAAGACTAGATACCGATACACCTGGAACATAACTGAAACCACAGTAATCATGTATAAATTTCAAAAGCGTTATGCTGTCAAGTCCGCCTACCGATATGTGTGTATTCAGATTTCTTTTGTCACATTCACGAATGAACTCCCTTACTCTGACCTCAGCGTATCTGACCTTGAACTCATACGGCATTTTCTGCTTAGTTTGGAAAGCTGCTATCTTCTGTTCATTGTCTTTGGTACGCTCCTCATAGCTTTTCACTCTTACCCCTCCTCAAATTCAGGACACTCAGTCACCGTATACGAATGTATCATGCCCCCTTTTTGTGCCTCGTACATTCTGTGCTGACACGTTCTCCAACCCTCAACCGGTCTGCGGTCTATGGACCATGCACAGCCTGTGAGGTATTCTCCTGTTATCTTATCCTTTGTCGGTACTGCATGATGGCAGTGCCAGCATAGGGTGTGGTCAGTGTGTTTCATTCTCACACCTCAACTCCTCCAGCCTACAATACACCAACGTGTTGCCACAAGTCTTGTCGGCAATCTCTGCCTGATAGAAGAACTGACCTGTCTTACTGCTCTTGCGGATAATGCACCCTGTCAGTTCGTAGCAATCAGAGCCGTTGTAGCTCACCCTGTGTCCGAGACTTTTCTTTACTTCGTGTATCGTCATAGCTCCTCTATCCTCACATAAATGCCAGGTATGTCCGCCCAAAACTTCTCGCATATCTCACTCGCCACAAGCTGGTCGTCAGTCCAAAAGCCGCATAGTGTCATGCAGTCCTTGAACATCTTCTGCAGGTTGTCTGTGTCAGGCTTGCTGGTCTTGTATTCTCCGTCCTTGTGCTTGCCGTCATTCGGAAACAGCCACTTTGTTACCAGCCTTATCCCACAGATGTATTTCTCAGGCGGTCTGTGCCTTGCAAGGTTTGCCGTGAGCTTTTCTTTTGCCTCCTTGACTTCGGGTGGATCATAAAATATTGGCTTGCCGTTTCTTACCGCCACCTTGTGTTCCTGCGCCGTAGCTGTCGGCGGTATCATTGCCATAAAAAATTCAGTCATCATCTTCCTCCTCG